TTATTTGACATAAATACTATCTAGTCAACCAACAGGAACTCTCATGGCATTTTTTGGCCTCTCAAACATTCAATTCAATAATATAGAAAAAAGAACATTCGGTGTTGACGGTCTTGAATCACTAGAGGGCACCCCTTTCAAAAAAACAACACTAAAGTACCCATTAGATATTGGCACTGCGGACAAGGGTCACTATATGGTTTTCTTTGTGAGGGAGCAGAAGAATACGCAATATGGCGCCTCAACTAGAGGTGGGCAAACTTTTGCAAAAGAACAAGAAGAGAGTGTACTCAATGCTCTAAACAAATCTACAAACTTTGGTGGTGGAGGAGTCGGCTCTGGTAGAAAAACTTTTGCCGACACTATTAATAATAAACTTACTAGTTTAGTTTCAAAAGGAACATCTTCTTTAATACAGAATTTTGGTTCAGGTAGTGCTGCCGGTAAAATTTCCGGTGCAATCAATAACTTCGTTAAAGGACCACAGCCGCTACAACAGTTGAATGACTCTAGAGGTGCCCAAGAGTTTTCAATCAAATCAATTACAGATAAAAATGCATCAACGGCGGCAGGCTCGGCTTTTCTTGTAAGAACACAATTAACAAGTGAAGCGATTGCTCTGTATATGCCAGATACTGTAAACTTTGATTCAAGTGCAAGTTATACCGATGTAAAACCTGGTGAAGAACTTTTGGGTCAAGCAATGGTTGCAGCACCCAGTCTTGTGGATGCAGTCAGAAGAGGTGACACAAGAGGTCTTATGAATGCTGCTAAAAATTCAGGCTTAGGTTCAATGCTTGCACAAAAAGCAGCCGAAGGTGTTGGTATTGGCCGAGATGTTGCACGTTTGGGTGCATATCTTGTAACTGGTGGTGTTGTCAATCCAATGATTGAACTCATGTACACCGCACCAGAATTTCGTTCTTTTCAATTTGAATTTATGTTTTACCCAAGAAGTGAAAAAGAAGCACTAGAAGTTCAAAAAATAATTGAACGCTTTCGTTTTCACCAAGCACCAGAATTGATGGGCGGCATATCAAGTCAAACTGGTTTACTTATTCCACCATCAGAATTTGACATTAAATTTTTCTATGCTGGTCGCCAGAATCCAAACATACCACCAATTGCCACTTGCGTGTTGACGAATGTTCAAGTAAATTATGCCCCAAGAGGATTTGCTGCGTATGAAAGTGTAGGAGAAAACGTTGCCTCTTTAGGTAGAACTGGTATGCCTGTTGCTATTCAAATGTCTTTACAATTTAGAGAAACAACTTATATTACTAAAGAGGATTTTAACTCAAGCGTAGGTAATTTTTCTTCAACGTCAAGTTTAGAAAATAGAAAACAAAGTATCATATCAAGTTATATGAAAAGATAATAGAGATGGCAAATTATTTTAACTTTTTTCCCTTTACACTTTATACGGCAGAAGATAGGGGCAGTGGTCTAGATACTGTTACAAACATAATTGCTCGTTTTGGATTTGAATCTAAGTTAAAAGAAAATGCTGCAACTTTTTATCCTTACGAAATTAAAGACACAGATACTCCAGAAACAATAGCGGCAAAATATTACGGCGATCCAGAAAAACATTGGATGGTTTTGATGTTCAATGATATCGTGGATCCACAATACGATTGGCCTTTAGATTATCCAAATTTTATAAAATATGTCAATGAAAAATATTCGGCAAATGGGGCGTCAAACACAACCGTTCAATCTGGTTTAACTTGGTCACAAAGTCAAAACAATATACATTCTTACTATAAAATAATTACCAGAAAAGCCGTTCTACCCGACCCTGACGCCAAAACAATCAAAGAAGAAATTCAAATTACCGCAAATGCATATGCAAATTTAAGTACGGGTTCTGTAAACTATACCTTACAAAGCGGCAGACAAATTACTGAAACAATCACAAAAGAAAAGTTGACCTATTATGATTATGAGTCACAAGTAAATGAGGAAAAGAGAGTCATAAAACTTTTGAAGCCAGAATTCGTTGCGCCTGTAATGGAAGAATTTAGAAGGTTGATGAACCCTCTATGAGTATTACTAAGTCAACACAGTTTTATGTAAAAGAGATTGTTATTCAATCTAAGGGTGGACCTGTTCCAATCAAAGACTTGGTTGAAGAAATCAACTTCTATGATAACCTGTTTCTTCCAGTTTCATCTGGTGAAATTTTGATAACAGACGCAGCAAAACTTCTTGAGAGAATATCACCAATTAATGATCCTATTCAATTTTATATTTCTAAAACACCTAATGATGAAGTGGGCACTTTTAAGAAAGTCTTTAGAGTTTATGAAATTACCAATAGAAAAAATTTAAACAATAATAGTGAAACCTATATTATGCACTTCGTTGCTGATGAGTTTGTTTTTTCTAAACAAAAAAAACTTTCGTTCGGATTTAATGGAAAATACTCCAAGTTAGTCGAAAAAATATTGACTGATAAAACGGCTGATTGTCTGGGCCTGAGTAGAACTAGCATTAGTAAAATTGAGGAATCAAACGGCATTAGAAGTCTTACTATTCCAAATTTACCACCATTACCCGCAATAGAGTGGTGTTCTAAGAGGGCGTTAAATCCTAAAAATGTTCCAGATTTTGTGTTTTATTCTAACATGGCAGGATATAACTTTGTTTCCCTTTCAACTTTGTTAAAGCAAGAACCAATATTAGATATTAACTTTTCACCGAAAAACTTAAAAAAGAATAGTGGTCTTTCCGAAATGAGTCAAGCCAGAGGATTCGAAGTTGTATCACAAGCAGACGCAATATCAAGAATTCAAAACGGTGTTGACACGGGTGTGTTTATTGGATTTGATCCATTAACAAGAAGTGTGGGACAAACTCAAATTGATGGAAATCAAGTTTACAATGCAATGGATCATGCCAATAGAAATCAAATACCCTCTGAAATAGTAAACTCAGATAATACGACAAACAAGACAAATCTAAATGCGAATCAAGTTTTAAGTATTAACAATAAAGAACAAAAAAACAGTAAGTATATTAAAGATAAAGATCCTACATCATTGTCGAAAAATGAAACTTTAGAACTTTTTTTACAGCAAAGAAAAGCAATAATTACCAGATTAATGGAAAAAAGAATTAGGATAGTGATGCCGGGAAATTTTCAACTATCATCAGGATATATTGTAAATATTGTCACGCCAGGTTTTGGTGCATCTTCAAAACAAGAAGATCCAAACTTCGATAGAAGTTTAGGCGGTAAGTATTTGATAGTTGGCACAAGACATATATTAAGTGGTAGCCGTCATGTTACGGTAATTGAAGTTGCCACAGATTCGACTAACGATACCAGAAAACCAACAACGACTCAAAATCAAAAAGATGTTCTTGCTGGTTATGATCGAGATATTAAAGTTAATAATGGTAGCAGTAGTTATTGGGGAAGATAAAAAAAATGGAAACAAGAAAAAACTTTGCGGGAAAAGACGGCTTTATTTGGTGGACTGGAGTTGTAGAAAGCAGACAAGATCCATTAAAGTTAGGTCGTTGCCGTGTTCGTTGTTTGGGTTGGCATTCACCAAACAAAATGGAATTGGCTACCGATTTATTACCTTGGGCTATACCAAATATACCAATAAACACAAATGTCGTGTACACACCCAAAGAAGGTGATATGGTTTTTGGTTTTTTTCTTGATGGTGAAAGTGCCCAACAACCTGTTATGTTAGGAAGTTTTCCGAGCATACCATTAAAAGCAGCAAACGCACAAGAGGGTTTTAATGACCCAAGAACTGGCTCCGAACTTTCTTCTGCACCAGTAAAGCCGACTGAATCCGCAACAAATTATCCACGCAAGTTAGATGAGCCAACGACATCAAGACTTGCACGAAATGATTCTGATTATAAGTCTGAAATTGTGGAAGCAAAAAAATCAAAGAAAGCAAGTAAAGTCGAACCCGATTCATATTACAAAGCACAGTATCCATACAATTATGTGTACGAATCTGAATCTGGTCATGCACTAGAATTTGATGACACTAAAGGTGCAGAACGAGTTCACATTTATCATCGTTCAGGCTAATATACAGAATGGGGTCCAGAAGGCGACAGAGCAGAAAGAGTGCAGAGAAACAAATTTGAAGTTGTCATAGGTAACGAACAAGTTTATATAAAAGGAGATACAACGGTATATGTTGACGGGAATGCTGTTGTTGAGATAAAGAAAAACGCCAACGTAAAAGTTGATGGTAATTATAAACTCGATATTGGTGGAACTTGCCAAATAAATTCTGGCGGCAGAATGGAACTTAACGCACCACGTATCGATTTTAATTAATATGGCTATACTTTATGAAGTGTCACAGACAAACGCTACTGGGTTTGTGACAATACCGGGTGACGACAGAAATGATATTCTTGACCAAGACTTAAAAGATAGATATGTTTTTTCTGCTTATGAGGGTTTTGAATTTTCAGTTGATATCAACTTCAGAGCGTATTATATACAGCCAATGACAACTACTAAAGTTTATGTTGACATTTTACAATTAGATGTTTTGTATGATTTTCCAAGCATCGCATTAACCGCAACAAAAATTGATGTTGATACGATTAGACTGAGTGGCGCAACAAACAATATTTTTCCAAATACTTTTTATAAATTTACAATGCCAGATTTTACGGAAGCAGTTTTGCCACCGAATACAACGGAAGATTTCTATGGGTTGAATTATTATGAATTACCGCAACCAACAGAGATAGAATACACATATCCATTTAGAATAAAAAGTGCGGCTGGTGGAACAGAACCCGAACAAACTAATGATCTTGATTTATTTCAGTATCATTATTGGAATTATGATTCAGCCAGAGCAAAAGTTATAGAAGTAGTGTCAAGGGGGAAAAATTAATGCCAGCAGTAGCAAGAACGGGAGACCGTGTCATGTCAAGAGATGGCTCGGGCAAAAAATGTAAGTCGCCAATGAGAACTTCGGTAGGGCAAGCAAATAACGAAAATGTTTATGCTGGAGGTTCACCAATTGTGGTAGCAGGCAATCAAGTTGCGCCTCATCCAAGAAGTGGATGCGTACCGGATACGTCAACGTTATCTTCTTATTCTGCGACTGTGTTTATAGGTGGAAAAGGTATTGGAAGAATTGGTGATGAGTATGGACCAAATATAATTACACAAGGATGTCCGAACGTTTTTTCTGGCTGAATAAATAAAAGATGGCAACGACAATAATATCTCAAAATCCAAGAATATCGACGGAAAGAACTTATCGTGACTTGGATTTAAATTTTACTAAACACCCTGTAAAGAAAGATGTGTCTAAACACATCAATGAATTTGCTGTAATAAATTCAGTAAAAAACTTAGTATCTACTAACTATTTTGAACGTCCATTCAGACCACAGATCGGTAGTGGTTTAAGAGATTTGTTATTTGAAAATGTAGATCCAATTATTTCCAGTCAATTGGAAAGAGCAATTGAAGAGACAATAATAAACTATGAACCAAGAGTTGAAATAGTAAATATCTTAGTCACAGCGTATCCAGATGAAAATCGTTACAATGTGTCAATGACATTTTTCATAGTTAATAATCCAAATCCAATTACTATTGATTTTTTCTTAGAGAGAATTAGATAAAAATGGCAGACCGTTTACGAGTAACAGAACTTGATTTTGATACGATAAAACAAAATTTAAGAACATTTTTAAATCAACAATCAGAGTTTACTGATTATGATTTTGAAGGTTCTGGTCTTAGTGTTTTGCTTGACATACTGGCATACAACACACACTATCAAGCATATTATCTGAACATGGTTGCCAATGAAGCGTTTATGGATACCGCTTTGTTACGTGATTCGGTTGTTTCTCATGCAAAAACTTTAGGTTATATTCCATATTCACGCAGAGCGCCTCAAGCGATTGTTGACTTTACTGTTAGAACCAACACAACAGATGTTGCAACTGTAACAGTGCCTAGAGGCTTTAGATTTTTATCAAATGAGATTGATGGTGCAAGTTATAACTTTGTGACTCTTACAGAGACAACCGTAACTAAATCTAATACAGATTTTTCATTTAAAAATTTACAAATCTATGAAGGTCAACTTGTATCTTATTCTTATGTGCAAGATGACTCTACAAATCCAAGCCAAGTTTTTACTTTACCAGATCCACAGGTAGATACATCATCTCTTTTTGTGACTGTTCAACCATCAGAATCTAATACGGATACTTTTGTTTACACCTTGGCTTCGGATGCTTCGAATACATCCACGCAGGCTCAGGTATTTTATTTACAAGAAAACAAAGCCGAAAAGTACACAATTTATTTTGGCGATAATGTTATTGGTAAAAAAATACCAGACGGTTCAATCGTCAATATTCAATACTTGACAACAAATGGTGATGTTGCAAACAAAGCAAACAATTTTGTTGCCACTGACTTTTTAACCGATTCTTTAAATCAAATACATACAAATTTTGTAATTACTCCTGTTTCTCAGGCATCTGGTGGCACAGAGAGAGAATCTGTTGACAGTATAAAGTTTTCTGCACCTCTTCAATATACAAATCAAAATCGTTTGGTTACTTTTTCAGACTACTCATCTTACATTCAAAAAAGTTATCCATCAATTGATTCTGTGTCCGTTTGGGGTGGTGAAGATGAGACACCGCCAAAGTTTGGTATTGTTTACATTGCACTAAAACCTAAAACAAACTACTATCTTTCCGATCTCGAAAAACAAAAAATTATCGATGAGATTGTTAAGCCAAAGGCGATTGTTGCAATACAAACTGTAGTTCGTGATCCAGACTTTTTGTATTTGTTGGTTTCTTCTAAAGTTGTTTATGGTGCTAACAAAGTTGCAATTACACCAGAACAATTAAAAACTGCAATACGCAATTCAATTTT